CCGGATGTTGTTGAACAGGCTCTTCATCAGGCGCTCGGCCTCGCGGGAAATGCCGAAGAGCAGATCGAAGAGGCCGGCTCCGTAGAACGAACCCGTGTCGATGAATCGGGCCCACCCGATGGGGCAGTACATGGCCGAGTCGTTGTATTCCTCGTCAAAGAGCACCACGTCTCCGCTGCACACCACGTATCGCACGCAGGTGCCCCGGGGGCCCTCAATCCAAAGCTCTCGGATTCGTGCCACCTCGGTGTTGAAGTCGGTGCCTTCAGCCGTACCAGTCACGATGGCGCTGTTATCAAAGGGATTTCGCAGGGCCGTGCCTGGCTCATCCATGCCCACGTCGGTGGTGACATCGCCGTGGTCCACCTTCCACCACTCCATCTTGTCCTTCTTGGTCTTGGAAATGCTGCCGAACTTCTCCTCCAACAGATCAATCGGCACCACGCGCTGGCGAATCAGACCGCTCTGCTTGGTGTGGTCCTGATGCAGTGCGGGGAAGGGGAACACCTCGCGAGGGTGCACCACTTCCAGGTCGGCACTCAGGCCCACCGTGGGCACATCGGTGATGTGGCCGGTGATGCCACAGCACCCCAACGTGGTGAAGATGTGGGCAAAGTCGGAGGTCACCTGCGACAGCTGGTGGTCAGACACCAGGGAGTCCACGATGATCTGGGCACTGGACCTTTCTCGGATCATGCGCAGAGACGTGCCCTGGCGGATCACGCGGGGCCGAAGATCCATCGAAGCAATGCGGGCCACCGTCCGGTCAATCGCGGACAGCAGGTCCTGCGACTGGAACTCCATGTTGCCCTCCCGATCAAGATAGTGGGGGGTCAACCGGCCAGTGAGGGGATCGAAGACGTCGAAGCGCCTGGCTCCATTGAGGTAGTGCCATGCCAGCAGCCAGATGGAACGGCGATAGTTGTATCGCGTCCGCTCACGCTCGGTGTGCATGCGGAGGAACTTGGCAATGTCCTCCTTCTTCTTAGGCAGGCTTAGTGGGGCTCTTGGCACCGTTCTTCCTCTGGGCTAGACCTTGGGGCTTCCATGTGCTGGGGATGTCATCGTCCGTCAGATCGAATGTGCCCGTGAACTGCGGGGCCGGATCCTCAGCCGCGATAGGTCGCGTGACTGGAAAGTCTCCGTGAACACGGCCGTAGTAGACACGCGCCATGGCCTCGTACAGGAAGTACGGGATAGTGACGTATGAGGTGTCAGGCTCGGGTTTCGACATTGGGGTCTGGTTCTTCGGGCTTCAGGATTTCGAGCACATCTTCGGTGGGAATCCGGTTCCAGTCAACAAGGGCCAGGGTGGGAACCCCATGGGTCTGGAGTTCACCCGCCTTCAGGCGGTCCATCGGGGAGAGTCCCCCCACAGGTTCGGCGTATCGCTTCGGGAGCCGGAACTTGAGGATGAGGGAAGACATGGCCACCGTGTCGAGGTGGTCGTCGTGGGCAAGGCCGCCGTCCCGGGCCTCGGGATTGAACTGCTCCACTTGGTCGAAGAACTCCCGCCATGGGCGGTCCATCCGCTTCCACAGGGGGAGCTTCAGGAGCTTGTGTTCGAATCGGAAGAGGAGGCCGGCAATCTTCGATTCCTTCTTTACCATGCCCACCCGGAGGGGAACCACCTTGGGCAGGTGGGAGACCCCCATCATTTCGGTAGCCCGTTGTCGGACCAGGGTTTCCAACTGCTGGTACAGATTGACGGACTCCCGAACCACCTCTGGGTGGATGGTTGGGACCTTCCACTTGTCGGCCAACCGGAAGACGTTTCGGATGAGCTGGTCTTCGGGGGTCTGGCCGGCCCACATATCAAGAACAAAGAGGCAGTTGTCGCTGGTAACTGCCATGACGGCTGCTACCTTATAATCCGAGTCAGGACCATGGGTATACGACGTATCGACAGCGATAAAGGTAAGGGCGTTCACAAGGAAGTCCCGGATGGGGAGCACCTTGATACCGGTTTTCTCCCCCCACGCGATCTTTGTGTTGGAGGACAGTGGATCCGTGTCGAAGGCCGGGTCCGGATCCTCAATCCACCACCCGTGGTCTTCACGGATGAGGGGCGGGAAGAAGTTCTCGCCGCTCTCACCGGGGCGTCCGCGGTACTCCGCCAGATAGACGCTATTGCCGATTCGCTCCTTGATTTCCTCAAGGGAAAGACGGTTCGAAAGATCTGGAGTCGCAAGTTTGTCTGCACGTGTGAGGGGCCACATCTCGGGCCAACAGGAGTGGACCTTACCGTCTTTTTCGTACTCCGAATCAAGAAGCATTCGGGACCAGAACTCGAATCGGGCATCTCGGGCCCTGGGGCCTGAGGGGGTTTCTTCGGTCTGCATGGCGTGCCATGCGTAGTGCCGGCGGGAGACGAAGGTTGCCAACCACCGCACAGAGGTGTCGGGCCGGGTGAGCATGGGCATCACGATCTTGAAGAGCAGGTTCTCCACGTAATCGCGGAGCACAGCCATGGAGGTGGAGACCTTGGGGTCGTACTCCGGGTCGTCCAGGATGTAGCACCGGGGTCGGCCACCACGCTGCTTGCTGGAAGCGGAGATGGCTCGGAGCCACGAGCCGTTCTTCAGGTACATCATCTCCAGGCCGTAGGAAGCCTCGCCTCGGCGGGGGACGATGCGGCCGTCAGGGAACTCAGGAGAAAAGTCGTCGAAGATCCTCGAGTTGTCGCTGAATTGCGTCTTGATGATCTGGGATGTCTGCTGCGCGTTGTCGTGCGAACTCGTAGCGTAAATAAAGGAGAAGGCCGGGCGGGTCAGCATCTGCAGGAGGATGGACTTGCGAATGCAGTTGCTCTTCGCGTAGCCACGCGGGGCCACGGCTATTGATGATCGGGAGGTCGCCCATTCCTTGTAAATGGAGATGTGTCCGCGAGGGGTCGGGACGGGGGTGTCGTCAAAGAAGAGGGGGTTGAAATCGGTGTCGGGATCTGGCCACAGGTAGTAAGCTTCGAAGAATCGCATCGAAGAGATGAAGTCAATCGCCCGGACCTTGAGGTCGGGTGCAGGCAGCAGCCACTGCCTGGATGCGTTGATCCGGGCCAGTCGCTGTCCTTCCGCTGTCAGTGTGTCGTAGTCAGGCGGAAGCGGGTACAGCGGGTTCGCTGGCCCCTGCTCGATGCGTTTGATTTGCATTCGTCAGCTTTCCGGCAGCATAGAGCTGCACGGTGATGATCCGCGTAAAAGCCATGGCCACCAGACGGGGGTCCTTCGCCACGAGAGAGTGGGTCAGGTACTGACGGATCAACGGGTAGTGGGCGGGGTTGACCTTGCCGTCATCCGTCTTGATCGTCGTCTTCAGAATCAGCCCAAGGATCTCCGGGCTCGCCAGGTTGATCGTCGGGTCCTGGATCGCCAGGTCGTACAGGATCTGGCCTGCGCTCCGGGACATCTGCATGTCGTCCATCTGCTCCAGATGCAGGATGGTCTGGATGAACAGCGGGTCCTCCGGCTGTGGGGGGACCACCTGTTGCGGCCGGGAGGTAGGTGCTGGCGAACTCGGGTCTTTCTTGGTTGACGATGCCATTGATGGTCTCCTGGTTCATTCGGCTCACAAGCTTGTTGGTCTCAAATGAGACCTTCACCTTGCGGCCCTCGTGCGTCTCGATTGCCTCAGCGCTTTGCCTTTGGATGAGGCCTGAAGCCTGGGCAACCTCTCTCAGTACGTGGCGGAGTCTAGCATGAGCACGCAAAGAAACATTAGGGTCCGTGTCACGAAAGTGACGGATTAGGGTCTCCATCTCCTCATGCACGTCAAAGCCTGAGGCGTGGAGTGCGCCCCCCACGGATTCGCTCTGGAAGAACGAGGTCAGTGGGTCCTGCGGCTTGTTGGGGTCTGGCAGAGCGGGGGGCATCAGGGCCTTTGCAGCTCTTCAATCAACTTTCGACTGTACTCGGACTTTTCATTACGAGTCAGGTTACGTCCGGGACCAAACTTCATAAGGTAGTCATAGAGGTCCCGAAGTTGGCTGGTCTTTGGGGGTGGGGGGGCTACGTCTACTGTTTCCCGAATACCACGTTCTTTGACTTCAGCACCGGCTTGTTTTACCGCTGCAGGCAGACCCCCAGCCTTGAGGATACTGTCGTGAAGTTTCTTCAATTCTTTAGCTGGAACACGGCGACCAAGGATTGCCTCTACCAAGCTTCTAAAGGTAGGAGTTGGAAGGATGTTCATTCTTGGCACTGAAGGCTCTACAGGAGGAAGTTCCGCTTCCAAACGTGCATCTTGGTCCGGGGTAAGAGCTATCTTTTGCCTTCGCTGACCTGGGCCAATGGGGCCTTCCACGCCCTTGGGGATGGTAACGGTCTTAACTCCAGCCAAGGGGTTAGGCGGTATTTTAAGTCCCTGGGCGGATTTGAGAATGTTTTGAAGCAAAGCAAACTGCCGCAGCTCCGCAGTGACCCCCATCGCAGTGGGGGGACCCGGTAAGTCTGGGGTTCCCTCAGAAGCCGGGGGGATCATGCCTCGGACAGTGCTGCGCAGGGGCATGGGGTCCGTTGCTTTAGAGGTGGATGGTTTAGGGGGACGAGCGCGAAACTCGCCTTCTTTGAGGGGCCTCCTGGTGCTTACAGCGCGTCGTTGTGGTTCTTGTGTACGAGCTCTAGGTTCGCGGAGGCGAAGCAGGGCCAGAAGGGGGTTGGTACCGGGAGCGGTGGGGTTGATGTCTGCAGCCCCCGGTAATCTACGAGCGTCAAAGCTATGTCCCCGTAAGGCAGCACCTTCACGTGCAGCCGATAAATCTAGTGGGTCAAGTTTGCTCTTTTCCATGCCCAGAAGGGCGTTGATGGAGTCAAACATGGACCTCCGACCTTCTGAGATGGGGGCTCCCGCTACGCTTTGTACAAGTCGTCCCCCCTCGAGAGCTGCTGGAAGGGCAAGAGCTTGAAGGGCGTCACCTGCAAAGTCAGTGCGCATCAACATCTCGACAACCCGGTTCTTTATGGAGCTCTTTATTTCATCGGAGATGTTCTTATTTGCATCAACCCTAGAGAACAACGTGGTGACGGAATCAGCTACTTGCCGTCCAGACTTGCTGGACTTGAGAATTCTCTTGGCTTCGTCAATCAGGTCTGAAACGCCGGGTGGCATGGTTTCGGAGGGGGCAGACTCGCGATAGGCGGATCCCCCCACGTCTCGGGTAAATCGGGTTTCAGCAGCACCGCGCGATTTGGCGGCTACAAACTTTTGGATGGCGTGTTCAACGGCAGCAGATTGGTCGACATAGCCAGTTGCGTTGATGCCTCTCTTGAGGATGGCGTCCACCTCCGGAACACTAACGGTTCCTTGGGTTATGGCCTTGTTGATGACTTTCTTGCTTGCGCTGTCAAGCGCTTTGTACTGCTTGGTGTTGTAAAGCGCACCAAGAAGAGCAGTTCGGTCCTTGGTCCTGCGGGCTAGGCCTTGGACGTCGTCAGACTCAAGAGGTTTTGGCTTCCAGGTTCTCCCGGAAGGAGCGAAGTGTGGGTTTCCGGAGCTACGGAGGTACTGGGAGGCAGCAACTTTGTCGGCCAAGATCTGCCGAGCTTGAGCAAAAGACGCAAGTGCAGAGTCTGGAAGCGGAATTTCCTTGAACTTCTGGGCTTCTGTGTTGAGAGCTTTTAGTTCGTTGATGACTTTAGCTAGGCCCGGCAGGTTTTTGGCCTCAAGGGCTGAAATCATTTCAGGCAGTGTGCGCCACTTGCGGTCTGGGAATAGGTCTCGACCAAAAGAGACGAAGAGTTCCCCATTTTCCACCTTGAGCCGTGGTTCCTGACCAGCAGGGGTGGCGGCAGCGAGGCCCGAGCGTCCAGGGGTGCCAGCAATCTTGCGGTTGGGGTCACGAAGACCGGGAGCCCCCATTGCCGCAAGTCGTTGCCTCCGGGTTGTCCTTGGGAGTCTCGGCTTAGGTTGGCGAAAGATGGGGGGCATTAGCGGGAGATTCGAGCTTGGGTTTCCTTGAGGCGCGAGACGACCTCGCCAGCTGCGGATCTTAACGTGCCGGGTTTGACTATGCCAAACATCTTGCGACCGTGCTCCATGAGGGCCACGGAGTCAGGGAGGGCGTCGATGATCTCCGTGGGTGTGACGGAGGTGCGGGTACCTGGGCGGTGTTGGGAGCCGGGTAGAGAGAAGTCGGGAGCACCAGGTCGTGTGATGGTGCGCATGGCCAACATGAAAGCCACGAGGTCTACGAGGATGCGATCGTTGGGTGCGTGGATGATGGGGACTTGGAGCTTGCGGAAGAGCTGTCGGAGGCCGCGCTTGGTAAGACCAAGGGAGGACAGCTCCCGGAGGATGTAGTCCTCACCTACGAGTCGCATCCCCCCACCGAAGGAGATGTACATCAAGTTGGGGGCAGCCATTTATCCTTGGCCTTGAAGGAGCCTGTACTCTTCAGGTGTAATTTCGCCGCGGTACAGTGCTTCCAAGTAAGGGTCTAGCTCAGGAGTAGGGGTAGTTGTCATCTGGCCAATCATGGGACCAAACATGGTGGGTGTCACGCCAGGAGGCATTTGAGGTCCAGCTGGTCCAGGTGATGGGGTAGCAGGGGACATGGTGGCATTGCTGCCTGCCGCGGAGGCGGGTGGTCCATGCTGGGTGGAGCCGGGGGTGCCGGGGGGTAGACGTGCGGCCTGTCTAGCTTTCCACGCGTCTCGTCTAGCTCGGTTCTCAGCAGCAGCCTTTGTGTTTCCAGTGGTGTATCCCAAGCGGCGAGCAGTCAGTTCCTGGGACTCAGCAAGTCGCTCTGCGTTAAGCATGCGTTCCAGTTGCTGTTGGAGTGAAGCGATCGACCTTGCTAGTTGGGTCAACATCTGTCGGCCTTCATAAGTTCGACCAAGGCCCTGTTGCTCCATCAGTTGGTACCGCATGATCTGCTCGTTAATGAGGTCTATCAGATCTTGCTTGTTGGTGCCGCTTGCGGGAGCAGGGGTTGCGGCAGGGGTAGCAGGGGCTGCGGCAGGGGCGGGAGCAGGAGATGGAGTGGAAGAGGGCCCAGATCCAAAAGCGGCAGGTGTTGGGGATGAGGACGGAGGTGAGGTGGGGGCCGGGGCGGGTAGAGCTGTTCCAACGGCGGCTGGCAGGAAGGGCACACCCACAGGAGAACCTGGAACCGAGAATGGAACCGACGGCCCACCAGTGGTTGGGGTGGGGACGGGGGTGGC